CGGTGACGGCCGGCCCGAGGCTTGTCGAATTCGCGGACCCGCAGCGTGTCGAGGTTTTGTTGCAGGCTCCCAACGTGCACGCCATCTACAAGCACGGTCGAACCCTCGTGGAGCTGCAGTTGCGGGACTGTGGCGACTCCTCGCGAATACCGCCGAAGTGGGGTAACCCGCAGAAGCTCTCGACAGATTTAGAATCGGATGATAATCCCCCGCGCATCTGGAAGCTTAAGCGTCCACAGTCGGGGTAGTACCTTGAATGGCCCACAGGGGGGTGAGTTGTTGGGCCTCCGTTCCGGTGCCATTCCTCGCGGATCATCCCCGCGGGATTGGCTCGGACCCGGGCGTAGGGGATGGCTCTCTCGCCCGGGCTAACAATCCAGACTGAATGTCTCGGAGAAAAAAGGAAGAGGACGCCCGCAGCGTACGCGAACGCCAGCGGGACTTCCTGGCCGCCTATGCGGACACCTTCAGCGTCCAGAGCGCCGCAGAGAAGGCACACGTTGACTCATCCACGCACTTTCGATGGGTCCGCAGAGATTCACAGTACGCCGCGGCCTTCAAGAGACGCAGGGAGACTGCCGGCGCCTTTCTCGAGGCGGAAGCCATCACGCGCGCCGGCGAAGGCTGGCTGGAGCCGGTGTACTACCAGGGGGACGTGTGCGGCGAGGTACGTCGCTTCGACAGCGGGCTGATGCAGTTCCTTCTCCGCGGCATGATGCCGGAGAAGTACGGCGCCAAGACGGAGATCAGTGGCCCTCAGGGGGCGCCGCTGCAGGCGAAGATCGAAGTCGTTTTCGTAAAGGCTGAATGACACCCCAAACGGTGGAAACCAGAGCCAGTTTCCCCGAAAAGCTGGAGTTTCTCTTCACGCCTTCCCCGTACAAGGTGGCCTACGGCGGCCGCGGCGCCACCAAGAGCTGGGGATTCGCGCGGGCCCTCCTGATAGCCGGCACGCAGCGTCCGCTCCGGATCCTGTGCGCCCGGGAGACGCAGAAGAGCATCCGCGATTCGGTGCACCAACTCCTGGTCAGCCAGATGAATGACCTGGGGCTGGACGCGTTCTACCGGGTCGAGAAGTCAGCGATCTACGGCAGCAACGGCACCGTGTTCCTATTCGCCGGCCTCAAGCACAACGTCGACAACCTGAAGTCGATGGAGGCGATCTCGATCTGCTGGGTGGAAGAGGCACAGGGCGTCTCCAAATCCTCGTGGGACAAACTGATTCCTACCCTGTTCCGCATCCCGAACTGCGAGCTGTGGGTCTCCTTCAATCCGGACCTCGAGCAGGACAACACCTACCAACGCTTCGTGGTGGATCCGCCCCCGGGCGCCGCGGTGGTGAAGCTGACGTGGCGCGATAACCCCGGGTTCCCTGAAGGCCTGCGCCGGGAGATGGAAGACGCGCGCCGGCGCAACATCGATGAGTACAACCACATCTGGGAAGGGGTCTGCATCAATACATTGGCGAACGCGATCTACGCCAACGAGATGCGCCTGGTCGACACCGAAGGCCGGATCCGAAGAGTACCGTACGATCCCAGTAAACCGGTCGACACAGCGTGGGATCTGGGCTACGGGGACATGGTCAGCATCTGGATGTTCCAGTCGTTCCCGATGGAGCACCGGGTCATCGATTACGAGGAAGGCCAGCGGGAGCCGATCAGCTACTACATTTCGGAATTGCAGAAGAGACCGTACATGTGGGGCACCGACTACCTGCCGTGGGACGGGGGCCTGAAGGCCTTGGGCACCGGCAAGTCGATCGAGGAGCTGATGCGTTCCGCCGGCAGGCGCGTACGGGTTGCGCCGCGCCTGCCGGTGATCGACGGCATCAATGCGGCGCGCACCGTGTTCCCGCTCTGCTATTTCGATGAGCAGAGGTGCGCGGCCGGCATCCGGTCACTGAGGATGTACCGCTACGGCGAGATGAAGTCGTTCGAAGGCCCGACCCGGGAGCCACTGCACGACATTCACTCCCATTGCGCTGATGCATTTCGCACGCTCGCGGTGAGCATCAGGCAGCCACAGAAAGAGCGCGAGCGGGAGCAACTGAGGCAGAAGGAATACCTGAGCCCTTGGAGCTGAAATGAGACTGAAGGCGAAAGAATACCTGACCTACGCGGGCCGGGACTGGCAGCCCGGAGCGCTCTTCGACGCACCGGAACTGCAAGCACGGGAGATGATTAACCTCGGCCAGGCCGAACGATTCAACCTCGAGGACCCCTCACAGCGCACGGTGAGGGACGCGATCGAGAACCTGCTGCCGCCCGTACCGGGCGTGACAATCAGTCCGGAATCGGCACCGGCGGCCGCGGCCGGCGACACCGGGACGCTCTCGGTGACGATCACCTCGCCGGGCGCCTCGGGCAGCTGGATCGTGAGTAAGGACGCCGCAGCTGACTGGCTCACCTATGCGCCGGTGACGCCGCAATCGACGGACGGCACGGTGACCTGGACGGCCGCGGCCAATCTCGACGCGGCACGAACGGGGAACCTGTACATCAACGGGAAGACGTTCACCGTTCAACAGGACGCCCCGGTGACCCGGGGTGGGCGCCGGGCATGACCGATCAGGAACAACCGAAGGATCCGGCCGAGGTGCTGAAGCAGCACTTCTCGAGCATCCAGGACCCGGCCGCCAAAGAGCCGCCGCGGTGGGTCATGAGCGAGAGGAACCGGCTGAAGCTGGAGCGACTACGCCAGCGGGTCCGGCAGCTGAGAGGGGGACAGTGATGGCTGAACTGAAGCAAAGCACCCGCAACAAACTCCCCGCGGAAAAGTTCGGTTTACCGGGCTCGCGCCGGTACCCGATGCCGGACAAATCCCATGCCGGCAACGCGAAAGCGAGGGCAACCCAGATGGTCGACGCCGGCAAGTTATCGCCGGCCGCCGCGGCGAGGATCAGAGCAAAGGCTGACCGGATCCTCGGAAAGGACTGAGATGGCGAAGCCGAAATTGGTAGCGATCACCGTACGCCCTGCGAAAGGGGGCGGGCACAAGGTAACCCACGAGTATGCCGCGGCCCCGAAGTTCTCCGGGGGCGGCCGCAACGGCGGGATGTCGATGGATCAGGCGCCGCCGGCCGAACACAACTTCCAGCCGGGCGAGCACAACGCGCTACTCAATCACATTGCCAGCGCACTGGCCCTCAAGGGGCTCGCGGCGCGCCCCGGTGCCGGCGCCGGCCTCGGTGGACCGGGTGGCGGGATGGGCGGCATGCCCCCGGGCGGGCCAGGACTGTAGGATGCGTGCGGCGCCGGAGGCCAATGCGATCAACCGCGTGCTCAAAGCCCGGGGACTGCCATCGCTCGATGAGCCAGGCATCGTGGAGGCACTCGCCTTCCTGGTTGAGGATCACCAGCACCTGACGGAGCTCCTGAGGGCATGCGAGCCGAGGTTACGCCGCGACATGTACGAGGCCATGCGGCCGCATTTGCGATTCGTGGCACGGGATCTCGAGAGCTACATCATGGCGGCCAAGGCTCACGCGGAGGCCGCGGAGTTGCCGGTGATGGACGAGCGAGGGGTTCTGCACCCGTACATGGCGGGCAGCGTAGAGACCGCGGCGCCGGTGGTAGTGGAAGTGTGGGCACAGTGCGCCCAATGCCAGAAGGAGTCAACATTCACGGGCGCCCACTTCGCGGATGCCGTTTTCACCATGCGTACGGCCGGTTGGGCTTTCGATGAAAGCTCGCAGGCCCACCACCTCTGTCCTGAATGCCTGGAGGTTTCCTAAATTGCCCTGGACCCCTAAACAAGTCAAACGTCTACTGGGCCCCGACTCTCCATTGAGCGAGGAACAGAAGGAAAAGATGCGTAAAGAGCTGGAAGCTGACCCTTCCCTCGGTCACGCGAAGAAGGGCTCCGAAGCCCTGAAATTCAAGAGGACAAAAAAGACGTGATCTCCGAAGACTCCGTCGACCTCTACGGGCGTGAAAGGGGCGAGCGGAGCTCTGATCCGGACGAGGAACTCCTACAGGAGATCCGCGACCGCTATCGGGCCTATGACACGGAGTGGGCGAAGCTCCGCGAAGAGCGGGACACCGACCTCGCGTACATCTGCGGAGACCCGTGGGACGCGAAGGACCGGAAGGCCAGAACGGACGCCGGCCGGCCCTGCATCAACCACGACGAACTGGGCCAGTACGTAAACCAGTGCGTCAACAACGTCCGGCAGAACAAGCGGGGCATCAAGGTCGACCCCGAGGGAGAAGGCAGCAACGATCAGAGTGCTGCGCTACGCCAGGACCTGATCCGCACCATCGAGTACGACTGCAACGCAGCCTCCATCTATGCCGGCGCCTACCAGGACATGGTGGAGGGCTCTTACGCGTTCTTCCGCATCGGCCGGCGCTATGTGGCGGAAGACGTGGAATCCGATGACCCGAAACTCTTTGATCAGGAAATCGTAATCAAGCCGATCAGCAACCCCAACAGCGTGCTCTTCGACCCGAGGTGCAAAGAGCCGGACTGGAGTGATGCGCGCGCCTGCTTCGTGCTTGAGCGTGTGCCGAAGAAGGAATTCCGGGTCAGGTGGCCCGACGCGCGCATGACCGATTTTACCTGGAGCGACCAGAGCTTCGCGTCGGACTGGATCTTCGATCAGGACGTGCTGGTGGCCGAATACTGGCGCGTCGAGGTCAAGCGCAAGAAGCGGTACCTGCTCGAGGACGGCCAAGTGGTATTTGAGCCCCGCGGCCGGCCGGTGGACAAAGAGCGCTGGGTCCAGGAACGCAATGTGATGCAGTACCTCACCAACGGTGTGGAGATCTTAGAGCGGTCCGCGACACCGGAGCCCGGCACCATCATTCCAATCATCCCGATGGTGGGCCTGCAGCGCTACAGGGGCACGGGCAGGCTACTGTTCTCCCTGGTTCGCCTGGCGCGCGATCCGCAACTGAGTCTCGCCTACCTGAACTCGCAGGAGATGGAGGAGGCCGGCCTCACACCGAAGTCGCCCTTCCTCGGCTACAAGGGACAGTTCGACTCGAACAGAACGCAGTGGTCGAACGTCACGAAGATCCCTTACGCCTTCCTCGAGGCCGACGTACCGGATAACTGGCCGGTGGGGCAGGTTCCCCCGTTACCGCAGCGGGTACCCTTCACCCCGAACTTCCAGAGCTACGAAGTCGCCAAGGACAGCTGCCGGCGCGCCATCCAGGCCGCGATGGGCATCACGCCGCTGCCCACCGCGATGCAGCGCAACAGCGAGAAGTCCGGTGTCGCCCTGGATCGCATGGAGACGCTGGAAGCGCTGGGAAGCTTCCACTTCGTCGACGGCTACGATCGCGCCATCCGCCTCGCCGGCAAAGTCATCGATCAGTGGATTCCCGCGGTCTACACCCGGGAGCGCACCAAGCATATCCGCAAACCTGACGACAGCTACCGCAGGATCCAACTGAATACGGAGGCGCCCTACGCGGACGACAAGACGGGGGCCCCGGTGCAGTTCCCGGTGCAGCCGGCCGACCACGCCATCAGCATCTCGAGCGGGCCCTCGATCAACTCGCAGCGTGACGCGGTAAGCAAATTCCTGGATGGTCTGATCGCGCAGCTGCCCCAGCTCCCGATCTCGCCCCCACAGGCAGCCAGGCTTCTCAGCCTCGCCATCCAGATGAAGAACCTGGGGCCTAAAGGTGACGAGATGGCAGAGATCATCTCGCCCACCGAGGGCAGCCCCGATCAGAGCCAGCAGCAGCTCGCGCAGGCGCAGGGGCAATTGCAGCAGCAGGGCATCATGATCCAGCAGCTGCAGGCAGAACTGCAGAAGCTCACCGTGGAGCGGCAAGCCAAGGTGGTCGAAGGCGAGTACAAGATGCTCACCGAGAGGATGCGCACCGAGGCTAGCCTCCTGGTGGAGAGATTGAAGGTAGACGCCCAAGTCGCCACCGCACAGATCCAGGCGAAGTCGCAGATGATCAACGAGCGCATCGCCGCGGAGGATGAGCTGAATAAGCAATCGCGCCAGCAGTTACACGAAGCCCACACCCAGGAACAGGGGCAGGAGCACGAGCTGCGGATGGCGCAGCACGAATACCTGCAGCAGGCGCTAGAGTCTGCCGCCGGGGCGCAACAACAACCGGAATCGGAACCGGGATCGGAGGGATAGCGATATGTCTCTACAGTTATTGTTTTGGATTCTGATGCTGCTCTGGCTCGTGTTCGGGCTCTGGAGCGGCTACATACCAGGGCAGCCCTACACTATCCGGTCATGGGGCGGGAACGTACTCCTATTCCTCCTGTTTCTCATCATCGGGTGGCAGGTATTTGGAGCCCCGGTTAAGTAAGAGTTCGTCCGGGCGGGACGTTAAAACGCCCCGAAGGTCACACATGGCAGACGTAGAAACATCGGCCGCGGATCCGTCGCCCGCGGCACCAGCAACTGAGTCCAAGCCGGCAGAACCCGTTACGGTTCCCACGAATCCGGAGGCGTATGCAGAATGGCGCCAAACGGGTAAGCTGCCGGACAAGCCGTCAGAAGAGGACGATTCGGCACCGTCCAAATCCGCCGACAAAAAGTCGGAAAAAGCCGCCCCGGTCTCGGACACCGGCAACAAACGACAGGGAAGAACCGATGCGGAAACGCGCAAAGAGGAACTGAATCGCGAGATCCGGGAGCTACTGGCAAAGCGGGACACACTGCGCCAGGAGGTAGAGCCGGCCGGCAAAAAGGACGTAAAAGCGGAGCCGTCCCCCGCGCCGGAGGCGGAGACCAGCAAGCGACCGGTGAGGCCCAAGCAGGAAGACTTCGACGATTGGGCTGCATTCGAGACGGCGCAGGATAAATACCTCGAGGATTTAGCGGACTTCAAGGCCGCGCAACGCCTCGAGGAGCACACCCAGCGTCAACGTCAGGAGACCGCAACCAGGGAGATGCAAACGCGCCTGGATGCGGCCAAGGAACGCTACGGACAGGAAGCAGAGACGAAAATCACCGATACCGCGAAGTCTATCTTCTCGGACACCCAGGTGGCGCCGGCACTCAAGGCGGCCATCGGCCGGTCGGATGTGATCGTCGACGCTCTGTACGTGATGGGCTCCGATGACGAAGAGATGTCGGAGTTTCTGACGCTCGCGAAACAGGATCCGCTCGAGGCACTACGCAAGTGGTTCACCATCGAGGCTCTGGTCAAAGAGGAGCTGAAGTCCAACCCCGGGAAGGCCACAGAGCCTGTCCGCGGAGAGGACGGAAAGTTTCTCCCCAAGGCCGAGAAACCTGCCAAACGAATGGAGGCGCCATCACCCCCGCGGGAGCTTAATGGCAACACACCCCCGCCGGGCGATGAACGGGAGAGAGCTGCAAAAACCGGTGATTTCCGGAGCTTCAAGGCCGACGCCGATCGCCGGGACCTGCAGCGCTTCAAAGGGGTTTAAGTGCCAAGCAACAACTTCACCAACACGAGCTGGGTCTCGATGGAGATCCTGCGCCTGTTGGTCAACAAACTAGTGGTCTCCGAGTACTTCAACCGGAACTGGGAGAAGGACTTCAACAAGGAGTTCGCGCCAGGATCCTCGATCCAAATCAAGTTCCCGCAACGCTTCCAGACCGTGGATGGCATGGGCTACGCGCCGCAGGGAATCAACCGCATCTCGACCACCGTCGCTCTCGACACGTGGATCCAGGTGCCTTTCGAATGGGACGATTACGAACGCGCAGTGAAGTTGGAGCGCAGCGAGCAGGAGCTGCGCGAGAACTACTGGGAGCCGGCCGGCGCCGCGATCGGGCAAGCGATCGACTCCAAGGCCGCCAACTGGGCCCGCTACAACACCAGCAACATCATCGGGCAGCTGGGCACCGACCCGACAACCGTGCAGACCTACTACCAGGCGCGCGCGATTCTCGAGAAGGAAGCCTGCATGCCGGGCAAGCGCTGCATGCTGATCTCGACCAACATGATGGTCTCGATCGGCAGCAACATCACCAACGTCTTCCACCCCAGTGATCAGATCACCCGGATGTGGAAACAAGGCAGCATCGGGGAGCTCGCAGCATTTGAGTTCTTCGAAAGCAATTCGCTGTGGACGCATACCGCAGGGACCTGGGCCGGCATCGTCAAGGTGGTTGGCTCCAATCAATCCGGAGCCGCGATCAGCATTCAGGGCACCGCTGGGGACACCATCATGCCGGGCGATAAATTCGCCTTCACCGCGGTAAACATGGTCAACCCGATGACCTACCGGTCTGCGGGTCCTCTGATACCACGCGTGTTCACCTACCCGGGACCGGCGCCTATCACGCTGACCGGCGGTACCGACACCGTCCCGATCCTGCCCCCGCTCTACGGGCCCGGATCGCAGTATCAGAACGTCGACGCGCTGCCACTCAACAACGCGAACCTGACGCTCTGGCCCGGCACCACCGCGCCCAACGGCAAAACCGGGACCATCGGTCTCGCACTCTCGCGCGAGGCATTCGCACTGGTCGGAGGCAAGCTCTACTTGCCGAAGGCAGTGGAATCCGCCGCGCAACAGCAGGACCCCGACTCCGGCATTGCCGTTCGCAAGGTGATTGCCTGGGATCCGGTGAGGTCGATGCAGGTAAACCGCTACGATTCACTCATCGGATTCGGGAACCTGTACCAGCAAAACGGCGCCGTAGCGGTGCTGGGAGCGTAGGGAGGAAACGAATATGCCGAGAGTTTCATCGCATTTTGGTCTACAGGATCCCCGCTTCCAATCGGTGGTAATGCCACTGATCAACCCGGTGACGATCGCCGCGGCCGCCAACGCCACCTATACGCCCGCTCAACTCCTGGGTGGGTGGATTAACCGCGACTGCAACGGCGGCGCGCGCACCGACACTCTACCCACGGCAGCTGCAATGTGTGAGGCCGTCCAGGGAGCAATGGTCGGCACAGCCTTCGACTTCGAGATCCGCAACACCACCTCTACAGCCGTAGCGGTCACGCTGGCCGCGGGGGCAGGGGGCACGCTCAGTCCGGCTTCGACTACGGTGGCGCAGCTCGCGACCCGCACGCTGACGTTCATCTTCACGAACGTGCAGCCGGGCCTCGAAACCTACACGGTCTGGAGCCGTGGCGCCGGCACGTTCTAACGCTTTGCACTAGGCTGGGGGGCCGGGTTTCACCACACCTTTTCCGGTCCCCCTTTTTTTTATGCCGCTAAACGAAGCCGGGGGTTATAACCTCGGCAACCTCACAGAGAAACAACAACGCGAGGCCGAGAGGGCAATCTATGGCCTGGCGGAAAGGGAACCCATGAGCCCCGAAACACTGAGCTACGAAGACCGCGTCAGGATGCGCCGTTTACTTGACCAGATGGATCAGAAGGAGGCGGCCGGCGCGATGAGGGACTTCGACCTCAACAAGCCGCCGGCGCAGCCCTACGTGTACCGCGAGTTTCCATTCCTCCTGTACCACCATGCGGACGGGAAGACGAAGCCCGCGCTTAACCCCGAAATGCGGGAGAAGATGCTGGCCGAGGGCTGGAGCGAAGCCCCATTCCCGGCTGAGCTCCCCGAGATCCCCTTGACGGCCGCGGAGCATGCCGAGGCAGAGAAAATCGAGTCGCAGTTAACCAAGAGAAGGAGAGCGTAAAATGGCCCACCCGAATACCAAAACAGAGCCGCAAGCGGCGCCCCCCGTGTTCACCGATCAGTATCCGGAATATCCGTTTCTGGTCTACAACCATGAGACCCGGCAGACGAAAGCTGCGATCGACAAGCAGCACAGGGACGAGCTCGCCAAGGAGGGCTTCGTCGACGTTCCATTTCCGCCTGAAGACGTCGATGCCCTGACGGAGTCCGAGGTGGCCCTGCTGCAGCAGCTGCTCGCCAAGGCCGCCAAGGCACTCGCGAAGCTCGGGAAACTGAGCGAAAAACAGGAGCCGGCGACCAAAGCCTCGGACAAGAAATGACCAGTCAGATTTCGGACCTGCTACAGGACGCCCTGATCTACGTCGGGGCCTATGCGCAGGGCCAGAGCCCGAATACCGACGACATGTCGCTCGCGTTCCGGATCTTGAACCGGAAGATCGATAGCCTCTCCGCGGAGAAGCTCTCGATGGTCGGAATGCTGCGGTCTCAGTATCCGCTGACGGGCTCCCCGTCGTACACGTACGGATCCGGGATGCAATGGCAGACCACCAATCGCCCGATCAAGATTAAATCGGCATCGGTGGTGGCTGCCAACGGGGTGGAGCGTCCCTGCAATATCCTGACGGCCGACCAGTGGGCCGCGGTGGCAGACAAGAGCAGGACGGGCATTTACGCCGAGGACCTGTTCTACGATAACGGCTACCCGACGGGCCTTATCTACCTCAGTCCGATGCCGGCCACCGGCAATGCGGTGCTCTGGACGTTCCAGCCGATCGCGCAGCTGCCCGCGCAGACCGGCACGGTCGATCTGGCGCCCGGCTATACCGAGACCTTCGTGGCGATCGCAGCGGTAGAGCTGTGCATCGCATTCCAGAGGCCTCTCACCGAGGAGCTCGCTTCCGCGGCCGGCCAGGCGAAGCAAGTGATCGCGCAGCTGAACGCGGAGCTCTTCAACGCGCCGGCGCCCCCGCCGAGTGGACCGGGGCCAACCGCGCCGCCGGCCTTGAGAACCACATGATGAAGTGCCGAGATCTTTTGTATATCGCCTTCCGCGAAGCCCACATCCTCAAGCGTCCGCAGGCCGTCAATTCAGACAACGAGTTGAAGGATGGGCTCATCTTCCTGAACCAACTGGTGAACTACTGGGCGGCGCGGGACTGCTACGCCTACACCACCACGTTCACCGTCTACACGCTGCGTGCGCTCCACCAACCACACCTGATCGGACCCAACCTCACCGCGCCCGATTTCGCTGCACCGATCCGGCCGGTGGATATCAAAAGTGCGGCTATCATCCTCACCGGTCCGATGCCAGTGGACGTCCCGGTCAAGATCCGGGATAACGCCTGGTGGGCGAACACCCGGGCCAAGACGGTGACCAGTAGCGTGCCGGCAGACCTATATTACGAGCCGGACTACCCGAACGGGGCCCTGTGGTTCTGGCCCGTGCCGTCGTTCGCCTACGGGCTGCGCCTCGAGACCACCGTCCAACTGCACGAGTTCCTGACGCTGGACGATCCCTTCCTGGCGCCGCAGGCCTACCAGGCCGCGGTGGCACTCAGCCTGGCCGAGGAGCTCTGTGACCTCTGGGAGGTGCCCACGCCGGCGAACCTTCCGCGGCGCGCGCTGAAGGCCCGGGATGCACTGCAATCCAACAACAACCTGCCACCCAGAATTGCGAGTGCCGACTACGGCACGTTCTCAAGCCCCGCCGGCGACTTCAACTACGTGACGGGCACGCTACCAGAGTAAATACCTATGACGCCTCGCGAGGAGTTCCACGCCGCGGTGGGGATTCTCGAGGAGACCATGACCCGGCTGGCACTGCTCCTGCAGTGCTTCCGGCGCCTCGAGGAGACGCTCGTGTTCGAAGAGAAGGCCGACTTCAACTTCATGACGGGCACGCTGCCGGCCGACAAAGTGAAGCGGTAGACATGGCACGTTTCGACGCCTTTCTAGGACCGTTCAATACATCGATCAGCCCGAATATCCAGAGCGAGCTGACGATTAATTGGATACCGGAGAGGAACGCTGTGCCAGTGAATGAGATGGGCACGGGAGTCACGGACAAGAACGTCCGCTGCAGCCTCATCCGCACGCCGGGGCTGGCGACGTTCTGCAATCTGACACCGCATGTTCCGGTCCGCGGCCTGTTCCCCGGAGAGAAGCGTCTCTTCGCAGTAGGCGGGGACCATTTCTTCGAACTCTTCAACGATGGGAGCTACACCGATCGGTCGATTCCCGGATTCACCGGGGCATCTGGTTCGGGCCCGGCCGGCGGCGCGATCGGCAACGACGGAAAGCCCGTGCAGGCGTTCTTCAACGGGAACCAGGTGCTGCTAGTCTCGGCCGGCCTGGCCTATCTGGACAACGGCAACGGCCCCGTCCCCTGCCAATTCACCGACCCACTGACAGACCTGCTGGTGGATCCCGCGGACCCCTCCGGCAAGACACTCACCAAGCCGATCCCGGGCTTCTTCGACGCCTCCGACGTCGGGCGTACTGTATATCTCACCGAGGGCGCCGGCTTCAATGTGGGCCTGTCGCAAGTGATCTTGTCGGTGAATGTAGACGGCGGGGCCCGCGGGGCGAGTGCCTGGGGCGCGCCGGGCGCCGGCCTCGGGGTGGGCATCGAAGGCAAGAGCATCTCCTATTCGGACCTGCAACTGCTGCAGACGTTCTGGGTGCACTCACCATCGCGCGTCTTTGGGCCCTCGGAGGTGGGTACGACTCTCGTCATCACATCGGGCGCCGGCTGGACCCCGGGTAGCTATACGATCAGCGGCCTGGTCTACTCCGTCTCCGGGGTGCCCACCGGGGACGCGATCATCTTCCCGGATGGGGGGACAGTCGGCGCCAGTGGGGGAGTGGGCACGATCAATGCAATGCCGGTGACCGCATCTCAGGGAGCCTTCCTCGACGGCTACTTTTTCCTGGTGCCGAATCCGCCCACGAAGACGGTCTACTTCAGCGCGATCAACGACGGCACCTCCTGGAACCCTCTCGACTTCTTCCGCAAGGAAAACTACCCGGACAACGTCGCAGCGCTCTTCAGCGATCACCAGGAGCTCTATACGATGGGGAGCCTCGAGTCCACGCAGGTCATGCGCGACGTGGGCGCCGCGGACAACCCGTTCGCCCCGGATCCCGGCGCCGCGATGCATGTGGGCTGCCAGGCGCCGTTCTCGGTGGTGCGCCTCGGCAACGGGGTGGCGTGGATCGGAGAGGACATGCGTAGGGGCTTCCGCCGCGCCTATCACGCCGTAGGCTACAACCCGGTGCCGGTCTCGACGCCCGCGGTGGAGGCGGCCTGGTCGAAGTTCTCGACGATCAATGATGCGGTGGCCTTCACGATGGCCGATTGCGGGCACGAGTGCTGGGTCATCAGCTTCCCGGGGGCCAATCAGACCTGGGTGTACGACGCGACCACCGGGTGGTGGCATCAGCGCGGATGGTGGAACACGTCGATCGCCAACTGGGACCGCATCCGCACCTGGGTCCATACCTGCGCGCGCCTGGCCGGCGGTACCGGCGAGCTGCACTATGGCGGGGACTGGAGCACCGGACAGGTCTACGTCATGGGGCAGAACTACAAGACGGATGACGGGCATATGGTCTGGCGGCGCCGCCGGGCTCCGCACCTCAACAGTGAGAACATGCGGCGTTTCTACGCCCGTTTCGAGATCGATTGCGATGTACAAGGCACGCAGAGGATTTTCTGGAATCGCCTCGGCACCGGCCGCGATCGCATCTGGCAACTCGACACGATGCAGGCATCGGAGACCGGTGTCACCACGATGGCACTGTCCTTTAGCGATGACCGCACCCAAACCTTTCAAGCCATGTCCCCTCAGACCGTGCCGGCCGCAATAGACGTGCAGCTCGCAAATGCCTATCTGAACGACACGGTAGCGTCCTGGCACTAAATGCCAACCAAACCTGGCGGCAACAACACGAAGCAGTCACCGATTCCGGTAGTTCCGCGGATGATGCGGATCGTGAACCCGGACGGCACGCTGACCCGCTCCGGGCAGCTCCTGCTCGAACAGATCCAGGACCAGGTTGTCTCGGACATAACCGGGGAGCCCACTCCACCGGATGTGACCGGCCCCGTAACCGGCTTCACTGTGGCGCATGAGGTAGGCACCCGTTACGCAGATGACCCGGACCGGCTGGTTCATCTGACGGTGGGCTTCGTGCCGATCATGCCCACGCCACAGACCGTCACCTACCTGATCAGCGCTGACGATGGCGCCACCTGGGTGTGGATCGGGTCACAGCACATGGTGAGAGCGGACCAGGAGCTCCACGTCGATCGCCTGGCGCCCGGCGAGGACTCGCTCTGGCGCGTGGCAGCGATCGCCGGCAACCAGGGAGGTGACCCCGTCCCAATTCTGGATGCCGACCTCGAGACCCTCTATCCGGGTGTGGTGCGTTCATTCAACTTCCCGGTGGCAGGCCTCGCTACGCCCCCCGCGGCCGGAGGGATCACAGCCACGATCGGCGTCTGTTCGAACGTCGTTACCGCGGACGGTCTGACTCAGTACGGCGTGATCCCCGGTGTTGTCTATACGGACCCGGTTGGTGGCACCGACTTCTTCGTGCGGATCACCGTGCAGGACCTGGATACAGCCGGCGCGCCGCTATCGGACGAGAAACCGCATGGCGGCACCATGATCACGGGAGGCACGCACACCGAGAAGGACCTCCTGGTCACGTATTTGCCAAATCTCGGGTTCATCCGCTACAGGTTCTATACCGCGAATCGGAACTCGCAAGGCGCCGGCGATTTCGCGGATCCCACCACCAACACGCTGCAGATGGTGCGCTACAACGGGGCCGCGCCCGCCGACCACTACGACGTCCCGATTACCATCCCGACGTTTACTCCGGTGGACCCGAACGACGTGTTCAATGTCCTGAGCGTCACTGCGTCGGAGGTGGGGCCCAAGTATCAGGATGAGAAAGCCGGATTGCACACGGTAGTCGGCGTAGTGCCAGTGATCGACGTGCCCTACGATCACCCGCACACGGTCACCATCTGGTTTGACTTCGGCAACGGCAAGCCCGTCTGGCAAGGTTCATACTCCAACAACTTCGCAGCGGAGGTAATTCGCATCGGGGACCAGACGCTGGGCTCTGACGGCACCCGCAAGTCAGGCGACATCTGGGTGCCTGCGAATGCAAGCCAGGGCACCTGGAAGGTCTGGTGCGCTCCCGGCAACCTTCCCAAGAACATCAGTCCCACCAGCTACCCCAACAGCACCTTCACGGTCATTCCGGTAGGACCATGCAGCCCCACCGGCATTACTAACTGCCGTTTCATTGCGAACCCTGACACGTCTGATCCGATCACCTACTACAAGGACGGTCTGGGGCACTGGTTCTGGGAATACTTCAGGTTGGAGTGGATTCCACCAACCCAGGCAGCTGAACCGGACTTCTGGTTCAGCATGATTACGGTTCAGAAGGGGGCCACGATCAGTGGAGTCTGGACGCCGGCGCCCGACCCAGAGGGACGTAATGCCGATCCATACCTGAACTATTTGGGGCGCGTTCACGATCAAATTATGACCGTTCCCGGTCTGGCACCTGACCAGACGGTGATCATGCAGCGCACCGGGGCCTACCCTTCTACCTGGATCATCCCGCCTTCACAGAACGTGGATCTGACTCCCTACCTTTACCGCGAGTTTCGCTTCCTGATGTATTCGGTGTCGCGCCTGGGCACCGACTCCAGCGGTTCCGGCGGCGCCGGCACCTACACCCTGCAAACCAGCTGCTGGCCGGGAGGGCAATCGTTCTTCATCCTGACTCCGGTCCCCAAGGTGGGAGACCTGGACCTACGCTACGCCAACCCGAATACGATCAGCGGCCCTCTGAGCGGGGGCGCCGGCAATGTCATCACGATCCGGCCCAGCGACATCACAGGAACCTATCTGGCCGACGATGCCATTCTGGCGCGCCACATGTCTGCGAACTCGATCACAGCCGCGGATGGAGCACTCGCAGCCAACGCAGTAGTGGACGGCAACATCAACGACGTGAATGTCAGCAAGCTCATCGCCGGGACCAAGATCTTCACGGGCGACGTGATCCTGTCTCGCGGCTCCGCCAAACCGGTGATCCTGCTTCAGAATGCCGGCATCTATCTCTTCGGCGTGAGCACTGGCCCCGGCAATGCCGGCTTGACCACATCCCCGAATGTAGCCATCGAGAGCGGCGGCATCTCCCTCTTCAGCGGTGGCCTCCCTTCGACAACCATTACCTCCAGCGCAATCACATTCTGGAGCCAGAACGGGGTCATCACAAAGCCCTACGCCACGATGTCCAGCAACGGCTTTGTGGTGACCGATGGCGGCACTACGCCAGGACCGAACACCTTCTCGCTGAACACTAGCGGCATGACGGTCCAGGACAAGAACGGGGCCCAGGTCACAGTGAATGCCGGCGTCATCACCATGCTGATGGCGCGCAGCGTGGCAGGCAACGGCAACACCACTTCCATGCTGGACGGCAGCGGCCTGAAGTTCTCCACGGGTGTTGCTGGCCAAGCCAGCTACACCGAACTGAAGATGGATGCTACCGGCATTGCGCTGACCAAGGGCGTAACAGCCACCGCTCCTTCGGTAGCGATGACGGCAAACGCGATCACTCTGCAGACCGGCAGCACGGGACCGATGGTCAATATCACATCCAGTTCCCTGGAGCTAACCAATGGAGCCACCGGACCCAGCGTAAAGCTTTCCACCACTCAGGTGGTGATCGACAAAGGCGCTTTCAGCGCAATCAACGCTGACTACGTTGTCAACATCGACAACGGCAACGCTCTCAAGGTTACCAGCCAGGTGAATGGCGGCTTCTTCCAGGTAATCGGCTTATCATCCGGTGCCGGTGGTGGTGTTGTCGCATTCGTTCAGAATTCTGCCGGGACTGCCGGTGTCTCTCAACGATTCCGCACGGTTACCGGGGGCGTGTTCGGAGAACTCACTATTACAGGCAGCGGCACGGCAACAGGTTATGGGACTGGGGGCACAGTAAAGATTCGCGGCGGAACAGGTGGTGGCGGAAGCCCTCCCCCTGCGAATGTGACGGGCTATATTGCTGCGGAAGTGAACGGCAATCCCGTATCGATTCCTTATTACTAAAGCCATGGACAACAATCACACTCTTACCGACAACGAGATTGCAGAAGTGCAGGCAGTCTCCAACACCTACACTCTGACGGAAGACGAACGGGGCCAGATCACAGCCATTGCCAGCGAGATTCGAACCCTGCAATTGGAAGCCAGTGCCGTGCTGAAAAGCATCGCGAGGGCACGTGGCCTAAACGGCAACTGGGGCTTCGACGAATCGACGTTCACCTTCAAACAGGCATAAGCCATGAGCACGGTTTTCGCTTCGATCACGACACCCGGCCCGGCTGGGCCGCCCGGCCATTCGCCGGTGTGGTTCACTGGCGCCGGCGTGCCCGCCGGGACACTTGGTGTTGATGGTGACATGTACCTCAACACGTCCAATGGGGACGTGTACGGGCCCAAGGCGAGCGGCGCCTGGGGTTCTCCCACTGCCAACATCAAAGGCCCCACGGGTCTTCAGGGCCCAACCGGCTATTCCCCCCTGTACATCGTCGCGGCCGGCGTGCCAGCGGGCGCCACCGGTAACAACGGGGACATGTACATCAACAGCTCGACCTCGGACCTCTACGGACCGAAAACGGGCTCAGGATGGGGAGCGATCGTAGCGAACCTGAGAGGCGGCACCGGTGCGACCGGACCCACCGGCCCTCCCGGTGTGGCCTACACTCCGCGAGGTGCCTGGGCAGTCGGCACCACGTATGCACAGGGCGACCAGGTCAGTGATGCCAGCATCCTCTACATCTCGCTCCAGAGTGGCAACGTAGGCCATACCCCGGCTAGCTCCCCTACATGGTGGCAACCTGTAGCACAGGGCGGTAGTCAGACCCCGTGGACAAGCGATATCAATGCGGCGGGATTCGCGCTGAATAGCGCGGGGAGGATTGGCATCGGGGTGGCTCCGGCTACTCCATTACACATTTCTACTGGTGCCGGAAACGT